GGCCGTGGGCAAAGAAACTTGCCGCATACTGCGCAACCGTGAGACCTTAACGGACGAACGCACGGTCAGAATGTACAGCTATCTGAGCCGCGCACGCGAATATTACAAACCAGACGACACCGAGGCATGCGGCACCATATCTTATCTGATGTGGGGCGGCGATGCTGCTTTACGGTGGAGCAAAGCAAGAGTGGAAGAAATGCAAGACGAACGAAACACTAATGAAGAAGTGGAGGAACGCAGCGCGCCTGATATGGAAAAGCGCACGCGCACTATGGAACTTCGCGCCGCTGGGCCTATGGTACTGGAAGGATACGCAGCGCTGTTTGACGAGGAGACCGACCTCGGGGCCTTTCGCGAAGTCATCGCCCGCGGCGCCTTCGACGACGTCCTTAATGATGACGTTCGACTGTTGCTCGATCACGAACCGCCACCGCTTGCCAGGACAACCAATGGCACCCTGCAACTGTCGGTCGATGACAAGGGACTGAAGTACCGCGCGGAATTGGTTGACACTCAGGCGGCGCGCGATCTGCATACAATGGTGAAGCGTGGCGACATCAACCAAAGCAGTTTCGCCTTTACCATCGCAGAACAGGAGTGGGACAGCGACCGGGAGTTGCGCACCGTCACTAAGGTTGCGCGCCTTTTCGATGTCGCACCTGTAACCTATCCAGCGTATGAGAATACCGAGGTAACAGCGAGAAAGAAAACAGAAGAAGTAGAAGAACAAAAAGAACCACCGGCACCGATTAAACCTGTTAAATTGGTACGCAAATCGTTTCACATGAATTTTAAGACAAGCACAGACGCCCAGCAGCACATTCACAAGCTGGAGCAAAAGCTGGAATCAATCAATGCGATTGCCCAGACCGAAGAGCGTGCGCTGACGGCCGACGAGTTGTCAGAAACGCAAGAGATCCACAGCAAGTTGGAAGACGCTGAACAGCAGCGCGATGCCCTCGCGAAAAACGAAGCGCGCATCAAGCGCATGGCCCAGACCGGTGCCGCTTCCGTTTCTCACGAAAAGGAGTTGGCCAACGTTGGTGGTGAGTTCAACCTGTTGCGCGCCCTCAACGCTGCTGCTCACGGTCGCGCCCTCGACGGTGCCGAAGCTGAGATGATGCAGGAGGCACAGCGCGAAGCAGCCTCAATGGGTCTTGCCCTGCGCGGTAATGTTGCCCTCCCATCTAGCTATCTGCAGATGCGGAACACCTACGGTAACGACAGCGGCCAAGCTGGTGTTGACGATGCCGTGACCACTACGGGAACCGTGGCCGCCGCTGTACGTGAGGCGCTGCGTCCGCAGTCAGTCATTCAGCAAGTTGGTGCCACGCAGCTTACCGGCTTTGTTGGTGACATCAAGCTGCCAACGCTGCCGAACGATTCAGCCAGCACACCGGCTGAGGGTGCAGCTGCAACGGCTTTCACTGCTGCTATGCAAGCTGTGACGCTCACGCCGCAGCGCTACGCCGCAGAAATCACCGTGACCAAAGAGGCATTGAACCAGGCAACCGGTAACATGCAGCAAGTCATCGCCAACGACTTTGGACGCGCTATCGGCAATCAGATTGACCGTGTGGCTTTCCAAAGCATGATTGACGCTGGTGGCACCTTGACCGGTGGCACGTTGGCGCTGTCTGCTACCGCTGGCGATAGCCGCGCGCAGAGTGAAGCCACGATTATTCTGGCTACGGAGACCGGAACCAACGACTTGCCGGTAGCAAGCGCTGTCGACGTTGCAAAGCTCTGGGGCGACATCACCGGCAACGGTGTGGCCAACGGCACGTTCGTCATGCACCCAAGCACCGCAGCTGTGTTGTTCAACACCAACACGACCGGCGCTGGTGGCGCTCCCGTCATGGCTAACGGTCAGATCTACGGTTACAACGTTGTCACCGCGGGCACCTTCCCACGCCTGGACATCGACGCCGCTAAAGCTGACCAGTTCCTTAACGGCGGTACTGACGTCGCGTTTGGAGATGTTGCCCTCTGTGGTGGTATCCTCTACGGCGACTGGAGCAACGTTTTCTGGGCCACCTGGGGCGGACTCAGCTTGACGATTGACCCATACAGCGGTGTTTCTGCTGGTACGGTTAAGATTGTCGCTGACCAGTTCTTTGATGTCAAGTTGCGCACACCGGATCACATGGGCTTCCTGCTCACCAACGACACCGGTGCAACCATCTTGGGCGCGTAACCCTGAGTAAAACGGCGCCACGATTGTGGGGGCAGGGAAGCCACTGCATAGAGGGCGACCACATAAATGGGGAGGGCTTCGGCCCTCCCTTTTTTTTGTCGAAATTGCCATCATGAGGTACAGCATAGACGAAACCACAAGCGGCCTTAGTACGGCCGACATTGTCAGCACCGCTGACCTGAAGGCGCATTTGCGCGTCACGCATTCCGATGAAGATGCGTTGATTGAATCTCTGCGCGATGTGGCCGTTAATTACGTTGAGAACATGACGAATGCCCGCTTGGGTGACCGCGCCTCCGTAATCTATTACGATGCTCTGTACAGCAGTTTCGAGGTGCCAGTAGGCCCAATGACCAACGACACGCACACCTTGGAGTACGCCACTGGCGCAAGTACCTACACCGCGCTAACTGAAGGAACACACTATTACATCGACTTCAACCGCACACCGGCGCGCGTGACCATGATCAGCACACCGACGGCGTTCACGTATGCGCACAGCAAGATGAAGCTTTCTTGCACCATTGGATATGCCGAAGCCGATGTGCCGGCTGCCCTGGTGCATGCAATTAAGTTGCTGGTGTCGCACATGTACGAACTGCGGCAGCCGGAAATAACGATGACCTCCACGACGCTGAAGCTTGGACTGGAAGCCCTGTTGAATCCGTACCGCATTATTTCATTTCGATGAGGTTTAGCCAGCTAGATAGAAAGATTGATTTGCGCCGCATCACCAGCAGCACGCAGGACGATTATGGCCAGCCGGTCAACACTACGGCCGACACTAGCGTATGGGCGCAGGTTGTTTATGCAGGCAGCGCAAGCGAAAGCAAGAAAGCCTATCAGATCTACCCGGAGCGCAGCGTTACGTTCGTTATCAGGCACCCAAACCCTACCGACGCTGTCGACGGTGTGACGATTGCCCAGGACGACACAATCATATTTGAAACGCGCACATACGAGATTCTAGGATTCGAGGAAATAGGCCGCCGCGACGGGCTGCGCATTTTCTGCAAAGAGAAGGGAACCGATGGGCGTTAGAATTAGAGAATATTTTTCGGGCAGTCGCACGCCAGGCGCTGTGAAGAATCCGGGTTATTTGCATCCCGGTCGCATAGAGGGCATGGATGCCCTCTTAAAGCAAATTGACAAATTGGCCATGTGGGGCACCACAGAGGACAGAAAAGCAGTTTTGAAAATACATAAGGCGGTTGCGCAGATTGGCAAAAACAGCGTTCGCAGGGCAATCACCAGCCACAAAGGAGGCACAATATCTGTGCGGCGTTCAGGTAGGTTCGGTGGCAAAAAGGGTCCGAGTTATGATATTCAAAAAGGCACGCTGAAAAGAAGCATTCGAGTCTTTGGTGTCATGGGTAATAAAACCAGCGTGATGGTTGGACCTCGATCGGGAGTCATTGACAAAACCATGACAGGCCCGAGCGCCGGCCTAATTAGAAATGACGGATACTTTGCGCATTTTGTAGAGGAAGGCGATCTGCCACGTCACATGGGCGGTCCGGGTTCGTATAATGGGCCGAACCGTGGTTTTTTTGCGCGTGGCATGAAACCAGCCATTCCACGCATGACGGCAGATTTGGTGCGTAGATACCGCGCAAGATTCGACAAATACATGAGCCAAACGTAATGGAAACAGGCAAAGCGATATATAGGCTGCTTAAAGACAGCACCGACGTCGGCGACATTTGCGGTGATCGCATTTATCCTGAGTTGGCACAACAGGATGCCGACGCGCCATTTATCGTCTATACGGTAACGGACACCACACCCAGCGCTACCAAAAACGCCACATCCAAACTGGACACGGCGCGCGTGGAATTGTACTGCGTTAGCAACGACTACGAAACCGGCATGGACTTGGGTATTGCCGTTCGTTCTGCGCTCGATCGCGTCAGCGGTACGGTCAGCGGTGTCGAGGTGCAAAGCATCGACTTTGATACCAGCGACATCCAGTTCGACCCTGACCAACGTGTGTATGTTTTAGAACAGACCTATGACGTGCGTATTCAGCGCACCGGCACGGCCGTCAGCATAGCACAGTTTCCAGGTAACACCTTTACGATTGAGGAGGTAGACGGCAGCCCGACAGGTGCAGTAAATAAGCTGGTGGTGTCCAACAACAGTTTGACCATCAGCGGCACCACCG